ATTGCCCTTGGCCTCCCTGTGTGTGTAGTATTCGTGAATCAGCATCTTGACGGCGTGGACGATGTTCGTTGGCACGTTTGCCGCCGCATCGCCGTAGCCGCACGTATAGAGAATCTTGACCGCATCGGGCCGCGTGTACGTGCTCGGCCAGGTGTAACCGTGATTCAACAGCACGCGACCCGGCTTGCTCACAATATCCACGCTGTACTCATCCGTGGACCATGTTCGCAGCGTGTTGCCGATGTCGTAGTAGGTGATACTGGTTACGGTCAGCAGTGGAGCGTAGGGCAGGATAATCACGCCGCCCGACGGGAAGCTTTCGAGTTCTTCCCGCCGGGTCGCCGTGATGAACTGCTGGTCGAGGTACTGCTGACCGTACTCGGTCGCCACCGACACGATGGCCGCAATCAGGTCGTCCTCCGTCGCGGCATCGACGCGAAGAAATAGCTTCGCATCCGCTGACGACACAACGGGGACGGTCGGCGCGGTAACGAGTGTGTTGGCCATGACAGTACCTCTTGTTTGACGTTACGGAATCGCGTGAGTGGTCGCCGGGTCGAGCAAGCCCGATTCAGCGATGGTGTTGCTCGCGTAGTTGTTGAACCACCAGGTCGCAGCACCGCCGCTGATTTCCGCGTCCACCTTATTGTAGGCAAAGCGGTTGTCATGAACGACGCCCGTGCCGTCCGACTTGTTCTGCACGCAGTAGCCAGCAGCGCCAGTGTCGGCGTTGATTACCACGTTGCGACGGACCACGAGATTGACGCTTGCGCCGGCAAGGTGGTCGATTACGCTATCCGAGGAATCAACGAAGAAATAGCTATCTTCGATGACGCAATCGGTGGACGTGCCTGCGAACAGGATCGAGTTCGTCATGGACCCGCCAGTCAAGCCAACGAACGAGCAGTTCTTGACAAGCATATCCGTGACGGTCGTAGCTACCGAAACGTGAATCAAGAACTCCTTCGTGGTCGCCGTGTCGCGGAATTGCACGCCGTCAAGCGTCAAGCCGTCTCCGGCCGCCGCAACGGTCAGGCCCGTCGTGACTCCATCGGTCGCGTTCGCTACAAGTCGCAGATTGCGAAGCGTGACATTGGCCGCGCCGATGGTGATTGACCCGGCCAGGGCCGTGAAGGAAACCGTCGGAATCAGGCTTCCGCTTCCGATACCCTGGATCGTCACGCCAGCCACGTCGCAGTTGATTGCCGTGGCCGTCGCGAGATTCTCGGCATGACCCGGCATGACGAAAATAATGTCGCCCTTGCTGGCCGTGCATTTTCCGATGGCGTAGTCGATGGTCTTGAACGGCTTGTCGGGCGTGAACCCGTAGGCCGTGCCGTCGGTTCCGGTCCCCGAGTGGACCCAGTATCGGTTTCCCGTCGAAACCGACTGGTCTTCAATGGCGACTTTGCCGCCGGCTCCGCGTCGATAGTAGAATGCAGATTTCACTGCCATGATAGAAGCTCCTTCGTAAGTGTGGGCCGACGGGCCGGGTCATCCGACCCGCCGGCCGTTACGGTTTGTTGGTTACGAAATCGCGTTGGCCGTCAGGCCGGTGGTCGGGCGCTTGCATCCGTAGCGGATGTAGGTCACGCCCTGCTCGTCGTCGTCGTGATGCGAGTCGATGTAGGCGCAGACGTAGCGGAGGTCGAGTCCGGCCGCCGCACCGATCTGTGCAATCTCTTCGGCCGACACCTCAAGCACGACGTAATCACCAATTGCGTCGCACGCGACAACGCCCGTGGTCTTGATCTCCGTCGCGTTCGTCGGGGTGGTGTCCTCGGCGGCATAGATCGAAAGCTCGATCATGCCGTTTCCGCCCTTGACGCCTTGAACGGCGATAACAGCGAAGCCCTCGTAGTCACGAAGGTCGCGCCAAGTGGCCGTGGTCGTTCCGGCCTTGACGGATTGCTCCGTCGCGCCGTCGGCCGGCATGTGGATGAAGCTCTCGATGCAAGCGTTTGCGAAGAGCTTCTCGGTAGCCAAAGCAGTTACCATAGTGGTATTTTCCTTTCGAGAGTGGGTTGTGGGTTACGCACGCGCGTCGAGCACGACGAACGGGCTCAACGTGGTTGCCGAGTTCTTCGGGGTGAGCGCCGAACGCCACCAGCAGCGGCCGTCGTTGCGCATCGTGAAGCGGAACGTCCGCTCGTTGTAAAGGAATCGAACGTGCATCGACTCCGCCGACTGGAGCGGCTGGTAAGTGCCCTCCAGGTATTGCGACCAGTTGCCGAGGATAATGTCGCCCTGGTCACCGACGGTCTTGCAGTACTCCGTCGGGAACGCGGGACGGCCCAGCAGCATGTCCGGCTCGCCTTCGCGGGCCGAAGCCTGCCACATCGGGACGCCGCTGGTGCCGATGACCATGACCAACTGCATTAGTTGCGGCAGGCAGTCGTGGTTGTACATCCAGACGGCGTTCTGGTAGTTCCAGCATCGCGAACGCATCTTGATGATGTTTTCGTACACGATGCTGTCGGCGTCTTGCGTCGTTTCGGCGGTGACGGACACGAGGGCCGGGCTGGTAAGCACGCCCTCCATCTCGCCGACGCCGGTGCCGCTGATCTTCTCGCCGATGATCTTGGCCGCGAACTCATCGCGGAAACCGGCTTCGAGAAGGGCGACGAACGAGACGACGGAATCCGTCAGAAGCTCTTCGGTCGCGTAGGTCACGCCCATCAGCGGGTGGGCGGTCAGCTTCACCTGCTCCGTGGACATGCGGGACGCAGTGACGGTTTGCGTCTCGCTGCGACGATAGACGCGCAATCCACCGGATACGCTGGTCTTATGCGTCTTGTCCGTTCGCGCCGGAATCTCGACGCTCGGCGCACTCATCGGAATCTGCGTGGTTCGGCCCGCCGTCGGGTCGGCCTCGGCTTGCACCGACAAGAGATTCGGCATGAAGCCGACCGGGACGAGGAATCCGCCGTAAGGGTCGGAGTACGTCCCCTGTTCGTCCGATCCGGCCGCAGCCTGGAAGCCGTTCTTTCGACCCGAAAGGAACTTCAGCCGGGCATCGTCCGTGCCGCCGTTCTCCGTCGCCGACATGATCGACGAAAAGAACTCGCGAGGGCTTTTGAATCCCTTATTGGGATCGTCCTCGAAAGCCGGCTTCGGATTGGTGATCGACACCCGAGAAACAGTATCTTCGGTGTCTTCCCACGCCATCGACGGCTTCGAGAATCCCGAGAGGGCCAGTTCCCGCTTGATGTTGCCGGCGACGGTTTCGAGCTCCTTCTCGTTGGCGTCGAGCGTGGTTTGCTCTTCGGCTGTGTAGTCCCGATCGTCCTTCGCCGCTGCCTCCAGGATCGACTCGCTTTGCTTGACAAGCGCGGCCTTTCGATCCTCCAGTTTTTGCAATCGCTTATTCATTTGCGATGCTCCTATGGTTGATGGTTTGCACCGTGCAACCGCCGCAGCGTGGAGCATCGAAGCTGTCGATAAACGTACAAAACGTACAACGCATCAGGCCGCCGCAGCGTGCCTTATTCGTTGGTCACTTTCGGAGATTGAGGCGACGCCCGTAGGCTTCCGCCTTCCGTCTCCGGTTCGTCGCGATTTGCTTTCCTTCAGCGAGCCGCGAGATAGTCTCTTCCAATGTTCCCTCCCGATCCGCCATGCCGCGTTCCATGGCTTCGCGGCCGCCGAACATGCGGCCTTGGCCGAAGCGGTCACGGACGACTGCCTTCGTCAGGCCACGGAATCGGGCGAGGTCAGTCGTGAACAGTTCGCCGGCCTCATCGACCCGGCGTTGAATCTCCGACCGGGCTTCGTCCGAGAGCGGTTCGTCGGCGTTGCCCTCCACCTTGTACTTGCCGTAGTGGATGTAGGTTGGCTTGACTCCGACTAGCTCGTTCTCCGTCGATCGGTCGTAATGGACCGCAAGCACGCCGTGCGAGCCAATGTCGCCGCTTGGCGTGACAACGATGGAGTCACACGCCGCCGCAATCCAGAACGCCGCCGAGCCGGCCATACTATTCACCTGTGCGACGATTGGCTTTTTGCCGCGTGCCGAGAATATCTTGTTCGCAATCTCCGGCGTGCCCGCGTAGTTTCCGCCAGGGCTGTCGATGTCCAGGATGATCGACCCGACCGACTCATCGTTGACCATCGCGTCGAACTCGCGCCCGAGTCGCTCCGTCGAGACGCCGCCCGAGAACTCCATAAAGAGGTCCATGCGTTGACTAACGACGCCGATCACGGGCAACACGCCGACCGACCGCGTGACAGTGCCGGTTCGCTCCTTGCGGTTTGACGCCGCAACCCTTTCGATCGTCGCCGCGTCGATCGACAGGCCCGACGCCTTGGCTTCGAGGAAACCGCAAATCGTTTCCATCTTCTCGGGGGCGATTGCCCAGACCGTGTTTTCGACGGCTGATAGGATGCGTTGGTATTTCATCCGAAGAACTCCTCTTTCAAGAGTGTCGCCAGTTGTGCGGCGCGGGTTTCTTTCAAGTCGGGCCAGCCGCTCGCGGCGAAGGTGTTGCTGCCAAGCACGAGGGCCTTGTTTAATCTTTCGTCGTCAGTCCGGTTTCCAGTCATGGCGAGCCAGGATGCACGGATCGGATCAAGCACCTTCGCGGCATAGGGCAGATGTTGCTTGTCGTAGAGTTCAGTTAGATACTCCGCGAACCGAACAGGGTCTTCGTCGGCCTTGTCAACTCTCGCGTCTATATGCCTAATCTCGTGTGCGGCAATCCTGCCTGCCGCTTCGTCGAGCAAAATCGAAA